CGTTACTCACCAGCGTCCACGTTACGCTCGCCAACGTTTTCGGCCCCGTGTATTGCGTGCCTCCGGTGCTCACCTGATTCGTCGCGAAATTCGTGGTGCCTGTGCCGCCCCAATGCGGGGCAGCAGTCGATAGCGATGGCACCGTGGCCGTGGTGACGATGCCTAGCTTCAACGTGTCGCTCGACAAGTTGTGAATTTTGTTTCCAAGATCGAGCAGACCTTGCGCAAACCATTTCATGGTGCCTGTAGCCATTGCGTTTACTCCTGTATGTAATTAAAAATTCAAGCGTGCCTAATTTCCGCAGAAATGATTCGAACGAGGTTGCCTTTTTTGACAGACACAGTTTCCATCACCACATCAGCAGCATCAGGTGCTTGCGCCACGCTCATGTTTTTGCAGGCCAACAACCCGTCGCTGCGCACGATGCGCGCCGAAGTCAACACCCCGTCCGCTTCCGCTGCGCTAATTTTGGGGAACCCCGCAAATACGAGCAAACCGCCAAGCACCACCCCGCTCACATCGTCTAGCCTGTGCCGCGACACCACGCCTATGTCGCTCAGCAATTCGAGCGTGCCACCGTTCAATTGGTCGCGTGTCGCCACTAGCCGCGCGTCCTTGATGGGCAACGTGTATTCCACTTACGTGGTCTCCATCTTTTTCCGCAACACCACGCGCGTGCCTTTCGCTACACCGTTTTCGTCCTCATACACTTCGCGGTCAGCGGTCATCAACTCGCGCGTTTCGTTCATATTCTTTTCGATATTCACCACCACGTTTTTCAACTGCGACACTATCGCAGTGGTGTTGTTTGCGGCTTGATCGGAGGTCTTTTTCAAACCGAGCGCCACCAGCTTCATCGAGTTTGTGAGCGCTGCGGTGTTTTCTTTCATCGCCTCGGTAAGCTCATCGAGGCCGGTGAACTCAATACGCTGCGCAAGTTCCTGCTTCATCGTCTCAGGCATCACTAAGTTAAAGTGCTGCGTTGAAGGCGCAACGGGCACGTCATGCGATTTGATGGGTTCTGGTTTCGGCACGTCTGTCGGTTCAGGCATCTCGCCTAGTTTGTCGATGGTCGTCATGTTGACTTGCACGGTGTAATCATCCATGCCTTCTGCGTCGCTACGGTTAAGGTTTTCTTTCGCGCGCACTTCGTTTCGGCTGATCCACCCGTTTTGCAATCCCTGCGAGTAAAACGCCGCGCGCCCCGCGCTGTCGGCACGCAACAGCCCCTCGTAATTAAATCGCAGGTATAAACTGTCGCGATCCGTAGCGGGCAATAGCCAGCGCTTTAACGCGGCTTCAATGCGCGTGAAATAAGGCATCAGCGTGAATGTCACAAACTCTTGCGACATATGTTCGATGTTGCTGTTGTGAACTATCACGCCATCAGCGACGAAGTTATGCGTATTTTCAACTTCAATATCGTAAACAGGCTCAATCGGTTCATGCTCAATTGAATTTATCCTGCTTAGTTCTACCCCGTTTCCTTCAAAGTCCCTGCCTCCGAATCGAGGATACTTGCGCGCCTTCCTGTAAAACGGTTTTGCCGACAGTAATCGCTCCATGTATCTAGGATCATTACTTCCAATTCGCACATTAGCTCCAGCGTCAGAGCAAGTGAAACTCCACTGAGAAACGCGCGCTTGCTTGCCATTTGGCAATGTCGTAACGCCGATCTGTTGGCGCAGATTTGTTACGGGTATTCCACACCCTATAACTAGATGCCTGACTTGAGAAAGCAGATTTTCGTTAACAGATGAAAATGATATGCGTCCAAGTTTGTCTACGCTTCCATCTGCATCCAAATAGCCCCGCAAGAAAGCCAGGCGACGATCTTCGTCAAGAGTGAAAACCCATTGCGGTATGGTTTTTGTTTTCGCCGTTCCACAAAAACCTAATCGTTGTAATTCTCTTGCCGCAATAACTGACTTGAATCTTGTTTGTCGCCCGCCCTCTGTTAAGACCACCGGCTTGAGTGCAACTAATGTTTGATCTCCCCGTCCATTGCCTCCGTCGTAACTCCTGAATTCACTAACCATAACAGCACGATAGTGATCCATGTATTCTGCGGTTTCACTTCTAGCAATCTGAACGCTGCCAGTGTCTGGAAATACATTCCCATCACCAATTAAAAGTCCGCAAAACTCCATGAACCCAATACTTGCTTGGCGTGTAGGAGTTTGTTTCAAACCTTCAACTGGTAGGCGTCCAGCAGTGACGATGGTATCGCCGATCCGTAACTCTCCAGCAGCAACATACTCTGTGCGCCATTCGATTTTCGGACTACGCTTCCCATTCCGCACTGCTGAATATTTGCGCCTAACCATCACTCTATGTCTGGCATTTGCGCGCAGCGTCCTGTTAGTCGTTCGTATGTTCAATATTTCATCTTCACCTGAACATATCGCATTGCTGACCTTTGCCTTTACCCATGATCCGTTATCGCGAGACCACACGATATCGCCAGCTTTAATGGTCTCAACGGGAAGTGGCCCACGATCTGTTAAAACCTCAGTTCCCGCCGGCAAGCAAAACGTAGCCCTCTCAAGGTCGGCCACCATGTGTGGCGGTATACGGTAGAAACGGCATATCTCGCGGATACTGTGCACGCGGGACACTAGGAACTGCATGTCCTCGAGCGGCATCGCCTTGAACGGTTCCGGCTTCATGCCGCCTTCCATCAGCGCCCACTTGTGCGCGTTGCCAAGACCGCCGAGCAACTGCTGCAAATTATCTCGGGCAATTAAACGTTGATCCTGATTTAAAAACTTTTCAATGGTGACGGTGCCAGCGGGCACGCCGCCCTCGGCAAAGAATTTCGCGCCGAAGTCCTCTTGCGCTTTTGCCGCGCCCAGTGCGTCGCGCGCCGCGCCTAGCGGTGAAAGCCCCTTTAGCCCATCGCGGCCAAAACCTTTGATGTGCCATATCTTCTCGCGTGGAAGCGTTTCCCATTTTCCGCGATCATTTACGGCGAACTCGACCAGCCCCGTCGCTTTGTTTAGCGCAGGCTTAACTTCGGTGGACTCCAGCGGAGTGAGCGTAATAGGCTCGCCACTCTGATTGTTTTCGCGGTAACTGTAAGCGTTGCCGTCGGCGCAAAGCCAGAAAAGTTGTTGTTCGAAAAACTCCACACTCGTCATGTTCGAGTTTGGCGCGGAGGAAATGATGTTGTGCAACGGGTGATCGGTGGCTTTCCGTAGCACACCATTACCCATGTCACGATAGAGAGCGCGCGGCAGCGCCGCAATCGTCTCGCTCAAAATGCGCACGCATCCCCACCACGCGCTGAGCTTTTGCGCGATTTCGATGTTGACGGTGATGCCCGCTGCGCTGCTGCTGTCGGACAGCGCTCTGCCTAGCGCCACGTCCGCTAGACTGTAGGATTCGCCAGGGTAGGCTTTAAGGCCAGCTAGTCGTAATAAGGCTTTTTGGATTACGTTCATTAAGCGCCCTCGACGGTGAGGATATGACCTCCGCGCGAACCACTATGCGTCCTCACTGCCGGGCACTAAACTCCGTATACCATACAAGTATGCCACAAAATTCAAGCAGTCACTAAACCGCCCGAAAGCCAGCCGTTGATGCCGTTATCATCCTCAGTTTGCATGCGACTCATAGCCATAATCAGAGCCACCGCACCGTCAATCTTTTGTTCTGGCTTTTCCTTCATCGGTGAAAACAGTCCTTTGCGCGCCGGTCTCACCGCCGTATTAGCAATCATCCATGTAAACATCTCGTTATTATCGTGGTGCAGGCGCGAATCCTTGACCATCGTCAGCACTTCGTCCATCGGCACTGCGAAATTTTGCGGCCTTTGCAAAAATTCCACCATTGTCACACCTTGATCTGCGAGCATTTGTGCAAAGTGTGTGGCATTCCACGGATCGTAAATAATTTCTCGCGGATTATATTTTCTGACATCCGCAAGAATGTCATCAATGATTACCTGATAATCTATCGTTGCTCCGTGCGTCAAAGTGAGCAGCCCGCGCCTAGCCCATTTTGCATACGCGCCGGCGTTCACACCCCCTTGATTTGCAGATTCTTCGGGAAGATAGCAATGGCAAAATGCGTAAAAGTGCGTTGTGGTTCCGATATCTTTTGTAAACACTTTAACTACGGCGCACACGTCTGACTTTGACGCCAAATCGATGGCTATTACACAGTCGCATCCAGTGAGTTCATCCGCTTCCAGTTGATCATCGCCGAGAACGTGCCACTGTTGGAGATTCATCCACGCATCGTTAGCTGCACACCATACGTTCAAGTGTTTTGTTTTGA